CGGCGGCACAAAATGTCGGGGCGCTATTGCTTGGAGATTTCTTCGCCGGTAAATAATGGCAACCGAACCCAACAGCGTACTAAAGCAATTGGAACGAATGCGCGCCGCCGCAGATAAACAGGACGCGGAAGTTATCCGGCGGATTATCGTTTCCTATCGTTCGATGTATGAGCGATTGCAAGCCGACCTTGAGTTGGCCTTGCGGCGCGCATTCGAGGATGGCGGGGAACACATAAGCCGCACCTGGCTCTCCGGGCGTCTGTCTGCGCTGGAGCGCCAAACGGCAACCGAGTTGCGCAAATTTTCGGTTTACCTGGACACCGAATTGCATACATCCGCCCGCGCTGCAATGACAGCCGGAAGTGAGCAGGCGGCGTCACTTATGCGCATGATACTAGGCAAGGGTAGGTTTGTAACGGTCAATTTCAACCGCTTGCCGGTAGAGGCCATTAATGCCATGATGGGCTTCCTGTCTCCCGCTTCGCCGCTGTGGGATCGGCTAAATAAACTGGCCCCGTATCGTGCGCAGGATGTCGCCGACAAATTACTGGACGCGATAGCGCGCGGCTGGAATCCGCGTAAGGCCGCCGGTCAATTGGCCGGCTTCCTGTCTGATGCCGAGACGGTATTCCGGGACGGCATGGGCGGCGCGTTGTCGGACGCCCTGCGAATGGCGCGCACGGTGCAGTTGTATTCCTACCGGGAAGCGACGCGGGCAAATTATGCTGCAAATTCGGACGTTGTAACTGGCTGGCAGTGGCATACCGAGTTGGGTGACGGGCGTGCGTGCGAGTCTTGTATTGTAATGCACGGCACGATACACGATCTCGACGAAGTGCTGGACGACCATTACAACGGGCGGGCGGAAGTCCCCGGAAATGTTATTTTAGCGGAGGACGCCGTAACTCTCGAAACCCTTTGGTACGAGGGAGATATTATTGTCATTCGCGCCGCCTCTGGAAAGTTCCTTGCCGTCACCCCGAATCACCCGGTACTGACAGACCGGGGGTGGATTGCGGCGCAATTCGTCCAGATAGGCGACAATGTAATCAGCCGCCCCGGAAGCGATTGGGCTTCTGTCAATTCCGGCCCAAATAAAAAGCATATTCCAACCCGCGTTGAGGATATACCGGGTGCGTTCGATATGGTTCGGCTTGGAAGCGTGCCAGAAACCGCCGAAGACTTCTATCGCAAGCGAATCGATGGCAATATCGACGTTGTATTTATAGATCGCCTTTTGTGGGATGGATGTAACGCCGCGCTCAAGCAACAGGTCCTCGAGCGCTTGTTCGGAATGAGAAACTCTTTGGTTTCTTTCGCGGGACAGGGCAAAATTGATAAGGGAACTTTCAGATCTTGGTTTTCCGCGCCGGGATTCTTGCGCGGCGGCAATTGCGGCCTTTCGCTCTTCGGGACTCATCCCGATATAGCGGAAGGTGTTGGCTTCGGACATAGTATGTCGCCTTATTCCATTTCTGGCAAGGATAAGCGAAACGGTGGATCGCGCAATCCCGTACTCTCTTGCCAATCCGTTTTCGGTTTCCCCGGCAGAATAGCGGGCGCAAATAGCGGGCGCAAGATGGGCGATTTTATTCCAGCGGAAAGCGGAAATCTTCCCGCCCTTGACCGCGCGACTTTCGGCGGCACTCCGAAACAACCCCTTGCTCTTGAGAATATCCGACAGGCGCTTTTCGGTGGTGTGCCAGCGGCGGGCGGCGGCAACGGTGCTGTCCCCGGCGAGATAATCCTTGACCGCGTTGTCAATGTCAATGTCAGGCGCTTTTCGGGTCATGTTTACAGCCTCCAAACACAAAGGGGATGGTATTACAGCAACGGTATTGTATCACACAACTGCGCCCAAATTCCCATAATTTACGGGCAGGCATTACTGGACGAAACCGCCGGGGTAGACTGGTTCGAGAGCCAGTCCGAGCAGCGGCAGCAGGAGATACTTGGCCCCGGAAAATACGAAGCCTGGAAGGATGGCAAATTCGAGTTGTCGCAGTTGAGTGTTTCCCGCCCCGATGACGTTTACGGCGAGATGCGTTCGGCGGCGACGTTGGCGGAGTTGATGGGCAAATATGAATGACCGCGACTTCTGGCTGATTTTTCGCGCCGCCCTAAAGCAGATGATTTCGGCCATTGACCGACGCTATGGATTTGGCGACTGGAAAGGAGTGGACGATGCCATACAGACTGAAAGGCAAGACGGTACAAGTCAAACGCAACAATCGCTGGCAAACGCTGAAAGTACACAAAACCGCGGCGCTGGCGCGTCGGCACTTGACGGCACTTAATATCAATGTCAAGCACGGGCAGTAACCAATATTCAATCGTTGAATTTTGTGATATAATGCCCCTTACATAGCGGAGCGCCAGAGGCGAACCGCAGCAAATAACAGGAAACGCGAAAGCGGTGCTTGTTTGTCCCAGGTGGACAGACGAGCGCCGTTTTTTTTGTTTCCCGAAACCCATAACATCAAAGGAGTTTTTGCAATGGCAGACAAGACCAAGCAGGGCGAGACGCCCGAGGCAGAAGCGCAGGCCGCCGAAGCCGCCCCGGTTGTACAGCCGGTCCAGCCCGCCGCAAGGGACGAGATGCCCGAAGCGGAGGAGTTTGACCAGAAGCGCGCGAAGGAACTCATCGACAAATTGCGCAGTGAAGTCAGAGAGAAAGAGAAGGACGCAAAGGCGAAAGCCAAGCGGCTCGAAGAACTCGAAGCCGAAGACCAGAAGCGCAGAGACGCCGAACTGTCAGAGATAGACAGGCTAAAGAAGCAACTGGTCGAAGCACAAACGAAACTTACCGCCGCCGAACGCCTGGAACTTTGCCGCCGCGCCGCCGAAGAAGCGGGATTGCCGTCATGGATGGCAACCCGTTTGCAGGGGGCAGACGAAGGCGACATCATGAAGGATGCCAAAGCGCTTGCCGAAAAACTCGCAGAACTCCAACCCAAACAACCCGAACCGTCGCCCGCCGAAGAAGCCAAGCCAAAGCGGCTTGCACCGAAACTGAATCCGACCTTGCCCGTAAACGAGAAAAAGCCGGAAACGCGCGGTGAACAAAAGTCGCGCATCTTTGGCAGAAAAACTGACATCTTCGACCCGGCCTGGGTCAAGGAACATGGAGGCGGGGCGGTCATCATAAACGACAAGGAGTAAATCATGTCCAACGAATCTACCTATTATGCTATTTCGTCCCTGGTCAACACCATCCAGGAAGGCGCACTTTTGGCCGCACGCGAAAACTCGGTCATGTCGGCGCTTGTGCGCGTATTCTCCGATACGGACGCGATGAATGTCCGCAAGAACTACGCTTATAGCGGTGGCACTATCGGCTCCATCGCCGAAACCACCGATATGAGCGCGCAGACCTTCACCCCTGCTGCCAGCCAGACCCTCACCCCGGCCTCTTATGGTATGCAGTATTTCCTGACCGACGCCCGCATTGCGAGCGATTGGAATCAGGTGCAGGCAGATGCCGCGACCGACATGGGGCAACTGGCGGGCGTTGCCATCGATACCAACCTGGTTGGCAACTTCGCCAACCTTACCGGCGGAACCGTAGGAACCGCTGGCGGCACGATCACCTGGGCGAACCTGATGCTGGCGGCAACCAAGTTGCGCGCCGCGTTTGCCCCGCAGCCCTACTACTTCGTCTGCCGCCCGGAACACTGGTACTACCTGACCAACCTGGCTTCCGGCGTTCCGACCTTCGTGCAGTCTGAAGCGTTCAAGGACAGCATCGCCGAACAGTACTATCAGGGGTCGTGGGGCGGGATCAACTTCTTCGTTGACGCTAATATCACCAGCGGCACGGCGGCAAAGGCGGCCATGTTCTCGCAGGACGCCATTGCCCTTGATGTTCGCCGGGCTGCCCGCATCGAAGCACAGCGCGACGCATCGCGCGGCGGCGGCGGGTGGGAACTCAATTTGACCGTCATCTATGCACACGGTATCTGGCGGCCTACTTTCGGCGTGACCTGTATCGGTACTTCGTCCGTATAACCGCGCCGCATCCATAAATTTTGAATTGACCGGCGGGATAGGGTCGCCCCCAAAAAGCCGCCCCTCCCGGCCTGCCCGCCGGTTAGTTCGCGAGGGCTGAAAGGCAGAGTTCTTTGAAAATCAATTGGTTCTCAAACGCCCCCTGGGCGCGCACGGGTTACGGGAATCAAACCGGTGTCTTTGTGCCGCGTCTCAAGGCGCTCGGTCACGATGTTTCTGTCACGGCCTTCCACGGCTTGCAGGGCAGCGTAATCAATTGGGGAGATATTCCCGTTTATCCAAACGGCTTTCATCCATACGGCGCGGACGTTATTGGCGCTCATGCGACCAACTATGGGGCGGATATAATCATCACACTTATGGACATTTGGGTGGTGGAGCCGGAGAACATCCCGCCCGCGATTGGGTGGTATCCCTGGTTCCCGATTGACCACGAACCCATCCCTCCCGCCGTTTATGCCGCTGCCAAGCGCGCCACGCGCGGGATAACTATGAGCAAGTTCGGGCAGGAACAGGCCGCCCTGTCCGGGTTTGAAACCTACTACATCCCGCATGGCGTAGACACAAAAGAGTTTTCTCCGTTCGACCAACAAGAAGCGCGGCGGCGGCTCGGTTTGCCGCCGGACGCTTTTATCGTTGGCATGGTCGCCGCCAACAAAGGCAACCCACCCCGCAAGGCGTTTTATGAGCAAATCGCCGCTGCCGCCGCACTCAAACGGGCACACGGCGATGTCCTGCTTTATTTACATACCGGCGACGGGAAACACGGCATGGATACCGTGCCGTTGCTGGAGTATTGCAAGATTGTTGGATTCGAGCCCGGCAAGGATGTACTATTCTGCGACCAGTACCAATATTTGCTTGGTTTCCCGCCGCTATATATGCGCGATATGTATTCGGCTTTCGACGTACTGACCAACGTTTCATGCGGCGAAGGTTTTGGCATCCCCATCCTGGAAGCGCAGGCGTGCGGTTGCCCGGTAATCGTTGGCGACTGGACGAGCATGGGAGAGTTATGCTTCTCCGGCTGGAAACTTCCCAAGAGCGACGCGGAGCCGGTCTATACTTTCCAAAACTCTTTCCAATGGCAGCCCCACACAGTCGCCGTCGCCGAACGAATGGCGGCAGCGTATGAGATGCGCGGGAATAAAGACTACCGCACGCGCGCCAGAAACGGCGCACTTGCCTATGACGCTAACCGCATCGTGGAAAAGTACTGGAAACCGACGCTGGAAAGGATTGCAAAGGAGCGCGAAGATGTCAAGCGTACACAATCAACTAATGGATGAGTTCGAGGACGAGGCGGTTTACAACCTGCCCGTCCATTTTGCGGCACGCAACGAGATCCGTGCCCTGCGCACCCGCATTGCAGAGTTGGAGCAGGAAATCGAGCGGCTAAAGAAGGCAAACAAACAGGAAAGCAAGAGTAGTGCTGGCAGTGAATAAAGTCGCCGCAATCATCACCAATTACAACATGCCAGAGCGGGCGGACGCCCTGGCCGATTACATCCGTGCCCATTGCCCGCTTGCAGACGTGGTACTCGTTGACAACGGCTCGGATATTATGCCCCCGCCGCGTAATACAGCCGTGTTCCTGCCGCAGAACGTCCAGACTACCGGCGGGTGGCTGGCAGGGATTGCCGGGCTAAAGAAGCGCGAGTATTTCGGTTACTGGTTCCTTATTACCTCCGCCGAATTTACCGGCGGCGACCCATTGACGCCGATGGTGGAGTTTTTGGAAGCAGACGAAAATGCGGTTGGTATTCATCCGGCCTTGACATTGGACAGTACAACGTCGTGGACACACATGATAGCACGCGGGAATAACGCCCCGCGCCGGACATGGATGCTGGACAATATCGCCTGCCTGTACCGCGCTGCGTGGTGGGACAAACATCCCTTTGACCCGGCGATGGTTTACGGGTGGGGAATAGACCTGGAAACGTGCCACTCCGCCCGCGCGGAAGGGCGCGGGCTTTGGATTGATGAACGTTCGCAGGTGCGCAAGATCACAGACATCGGGTATACCATGAATCGAATGAATATGAGCGCGGATGAGCGCCGGAAATTAGCGGGAGAGAACATGCGCACCCGCTTGCAAGAAAAATACGGAACCGACTACTGGAATCGGATGATACTGGAGGGCGTAACAAGTGACATGCAATAACTCGTTTTTCAAAGTCGATGACCAAAACGCCGGGAGCGTGGGACGCCACCCGCTACGGCCCGAATGGTGGTCAAGGAAATATGAATATCCCTGGGCGCTTGGTTTTGCCAAGCGCGGGCAGGTTGTGGCAGATATGGGCTGTGGCTGGATGCCGCGCCCGTTCAAGGATGCTCTGGCGGATGTATGTAAAACCGTTTATGCCGTAGACGCCGACGCCCGCCTGCTATCCCTGCCGAATGTCTGCGACAGCCTGCGCTTTATTGTTCGCAATTTCATTACAGACGAGATGGACGATTTGCCATTTTTCGACAATATCTTTTGTTTGTCCGTGCTAGAAGATTTGACCGAATACTTGCCGGATGCGCTGTTGAATTTTGCCCGTTTGCTAAAACCACACGGGCGGATTGTAGTCACTTTTGATGTACCTTATAACGACGCCGCGCCTTGCCCGCACTATCCCGGTATACAAGTTGCGGATTTCGAGAGCGCGGCGCAATTCGCCGGGCTGGAGTGGGACGGGGAGGCGGACTATTCGAAAAGCAACTGTATCCACCACGACGGTTTCAACCTGACGGTTTTTCATGGAGCTTTGCGCCGTGTCAAGCCTGGCAGTGATTGATTGGCTAAAGGAACTGGAACTGCCAAGCGGGGGGATATTGTCGTGGGAAGGCTCCGGGGCCGGCCCCTACCCGGAATGCACGGGCTACCTAATCCCGACCCTGCTTGCCCATGACGAATATCCATTTGCCCTGCGCTGCGCCGACTGGCTCGTTTCCATTCAGGATGCACAGGGCTTCTGGCGGGGAATAGACGGCGCGGCGCGGACATTCGACACGGCGGCAATTGTCGAGGGCTTGCGCGTCATCGGCGGGTATAGCGGGAACGTTACTCGTGGCGTGGAGTGGATGCGTTCCATGTGCAAGGACGGGCAAATGCTCGTTTCGCCCGCGCAAGGCACAGAGCGGCGCTGTTACACCATGCGCGCCGCCGCCATTGCCGGATATTCCGCCCCCGCCGCGTATTGGAAAAGGGAACTCGAAAACCTTACCGGGGAACGCAGTCATTATGTGGCCTACTGCTTGGAAGGGCTTTGGAATGTCGGGGAGTATAAGTTTGTAACCGATTTCCTGGAACGTACCCCGCGTGGCGTTATGCCATACACAATGGATGGGGGCGGGGAAGATTACTGCGCAACGGCGCAATTCGCCCTGCTGCGTGCCTGGGCGGGGTTGGATTACTTGCCCGAATTATCCGCCCTGCGCGCGCGTGTATCACCCAACGGGTCAATCTTGTTATCTGATACCGTCAAGATACGCCCAATTTGGGCGGCGAAATATTATCTTGATCTGGAGGCCTGCGCACAAGAGAAACCCGCCCCCAGGCGCGCTGGTTGCGCTCGCGCGATATGTTTTCCAAAATCTACGGGATGGCAAAGCCCGTCACGACGATGGACAACAAATGAGTGACATTCGCGACTTTCGCGGGACATGCAAGGGCGATAAGGTTTTTATCATTGGCAACGGACCAAGCCTTACCCCCGCGCAACTGGACAAAATAAGCGGACGTGCTTCTTTTGCAACAAACTGCATTTCGTCCATATTTCACCGCACCGCCTGGCGGCCAACCTATTATGTCACCACCACCACCGCCATGAATAATTCGGAGATTCGCCCCTACTTGGAAGCCGGTATCATAGCGGCAAAGACGGCGTTTGTTTGGTTGCAATACTCGCCGCCATATTGGTCGAATGTTTGCCTGATAAACTGCTTGCACGAAACAGACGAAGACAATGGCGGGGATAATCCCTGGTCGGACGATTTGCTCGACGGCGTGTCAAAGTGGGGAACAGGGTTGTTGCCCATTGCGCAGATCGCCGCATGGATGGGATTTTCTCGCCTGTACTTCCTGGGGATAGACGGGACTTATACGCGTGGCAACGCGGCGCACTTTCGCGGCTATCCGGGCGAATACCAGTACGCGCAGACAGATGACGCCGCGCTCGTCCGGGCACACGAAGTTATTGCTCGCAACTTGACCAGGTTGGGAATAGATGCTTGGAATTGTACACCGGGGAGCCGGATAAAATCTTATGCTACTGCAAGACTGGAGGACGTTTTATGAAAGTTGCGGAGCGTGAATATTCGGAGTATGACATCGACAATGGCGAACGGGCGGCAACCAAGCCGCCGGGGATTTCGGGCTGCTTCCGCTTACGGGATGAGGCCGAGTTTATGGAGCGCGCTATCCTGTCGCATTTGCCATACCTGGATGAGTGCGTACTGGTAGTGCAAGAAAGCCAAGATGATACCGTCGCTATTGCCCACCGCCTGGCAGACGAGTATGGCAAGGTCAGCGTCTACGCCTACCCGGTTATTCCGCGCTTCATCGACCACCCACAATGGAAAGAGACGCCAGAGAACAGCATTTACAGTTTCGTCTATTTGTCGAATTGGGCGCTATCGAAATGCCGCTACTCGTGGATCGCCAAAACGGAGGGGGACGTTATCGCCATGCCGCTCCAGTTTGAGCAGGCTTGCGAAACCGTGCGTGCCAATATTTCCAGACCAATGTATTATGGCCGCATTATCCTGAACGTGGCAGGAGCCGGGCGGGACATGGTCAGTTTGCAGAACCCGCGCAATGGCGGGTGGGACGAATGTATCATTCCCAATAACCCCGACTGCTTTTTTGTCCGGCGTGACAGGTGGGAGATGCTTGTCCACTCCGGCCCGCAAAATTGTTTGGGGTGGTCGGCCTGGCACATGAAACGCTGTAAGGCCGAATTTTTACCTGGCCCCTGGAACGGTGAAACCTACCTGCCCATGACGCCAGAGAACGTTGCCGCCGCCTGCCGGGGCTATAACCAAGCCGTCCAACCCTATCCTGGCGGAGACGGATTCCCGGAAGGAAGGCCGGAATTGTTCGAAATTGGGGGGAAAAGTGGTTTTTAGCCCCAAAATGGCAAAAAACGCGCTATTTGGATACCCCATATATGGGATTAAAACATTCCTAAAAAGGCTGTTTTCTGGCGTGCAAATCTATGCTTTTCTGGATTGTAGGCCATTGTACAGGGGAGGGTTTTCGTGAGATACTCTTTTTGCATTATCACCGACAGCCAGGAGCCGGAAAAGACCATCCGGGAAATAGAGAGTATCCGGGCGCAAAATATTCCCGATTATGAAATTTTGCTTGCCGGGGATGTCTCGGAGAGTTTGTCGAAGATCGTAACCTTGACCCTGCTTATGCCAGACGATGCCCACGCCGGGAGATTGGGCGCAATGCGCAATGCGGTCGTGAAACAGGCGCGCGGCGAAATCGTTATCGTGCTGGATGACGACCTGTATCTCCATCCCGGATTTTACGCCGGGCTGATGGAATACGGCGACAATTGGGATGTTCTGTCCTGCCGGATACTCAACCCGGACGGGTCGAGATATTGGGATTGGAAAATCTCAAAAATGGGGTATAATAGGCTCATACCCTATGACAGCACCGACCCGGATATTTCGCTAACCGGCGGCCTGCTAATTGCGAGGGCTTGGGTATTTGGTCGAGTTACCTGGGATGCCGAGAGGGGCTTCTATCAGGCGGAAGACGTTGATTTTACAAACAAGTTAAAAGATGCCGGAATACGGATTGCGTTCAATCCGTACTCTACCGTTACACACGACGCCGCCTATATGCAAATAGGCGAGTTTGTGTATCGTTGCTAATCCAGACGGAAAGCGCAAAGCGCGCCGGATGCTGACCGGCGGAGGTATACATGGCAAGAAGCGGATTGTCCGATAATCGAATACTTTTGCGCCAGATGACCGAGGTGGGGACGGCAGACTATACAGTTGCCGGTATAGCCTATTGGTCGGATATTCAACTGGACGAAATCCTTGACCGATACCGCACCGACCTGGTTTTCTTCGAATTGACGCCGAATCCGTCTTATGCCAACGGCGATACCTTGTACCTGGAATATCGCTCCGGGTATGCCGATATGGAAAGCACCACTGGCGGCACGTCTGTTTTTTACGTTCAAGATTCCGCCGGGAACACGCAAGGGACGGCGCTCTATACCCCGGACTATGCGCGCGGCATTGTGACATTCGCCGCCGATACGGGCGGGACAACCTATTTCCTGACGGCGCGCTCTTACGACTTGCGCGGCGCTGCGTCCGAAGTATGGCTGCGAAAAAGCGGCTTTTCGGGCTTTTCGGTCGAGTACCAAAACCACTGTCTGAAAATGGCGGAAGTGTTCCGGGCGGGCGCGAAGATTTCGACTGTCACAATTGACATGCGCCGGGACGATACCGATGGCTGATCCGCTGGTGATTAAGACTGTCAAAGCCGACACTGCCGCGCTTGACGCGCTGATTACATCCTGCCCGGAGCGGGCGGACGAATTTGTGCGGGCGATGGCGTTTACTTGTGAAGCGTTTGCAAAGGACTATTCGGCAGTTGATACCGGCGCGCAAAAAAACGGCATTTTTACTAAAACAAGCCAGTCCAGCGGCTTCGACGTTGCGGCGCAAAAAGCCATTGACTCCGCCGCAGAGCGCGGTAAGGATATACAAGTATCTGACCCGACGCCCGACGCCGAAACCGGTATAGCCTACGTCGCGCCAAGTACCGAATACTCCGTTTGGCAAGAGTTCGGCACGTCCAAAATGGCTGCCCATCCGTTCCTGTATCCCGCAATGGAGCAGGCTGCCGCGCGAGCCGAAGAACTGGCGAAGAAGGTTTTTGCAAAATGATACAAGAACTCGCCGATGCCATTTCAACGAAACTCCTAGCGACAAGCGCCCTGACCGCCCTGCTTGCAACCCCGGCGTCTGTTTTTGCCGACCAGGCCCCGCCAAACGCACCGAAGCCGTATGTTATCTTTAGGGCGCAAGGCGGCGGGGACGAAAACCGCACCCCGCACAGAACAAAAAACCTGCTCGTCCAGGTGCGGGGCTTTTCGGTCAAGTCACAAGCGGAAGCGCGCTCAATTGACGCCGCCATTGACGCTGCCTTGCATCACGTCGCCCTGACTGTGACAGGTTGGACGAATTACTGGCTGGCGCGCGAGGGCGATATTGATTTAGTCGAAAATCCACCTGACGGGAAAACCGTCTACACAGCGGGCGGGATATACCGCGCCCGAATAGCCAAGTAAAAGGAGAAATAAAATGCCTGAGTTCACTGGTTCCGCAATGGTTCTGCAATGGATTTACTCCGGCGGGACGGTCGCCTTGAATGGCGATTATCGCACCTGCTCGTGGACGCCTTCGGTTTCCAACACCGAAACGACCGCCGGGAGCGACACGCACCAGACGTTTCTGCCGACGGTCAAGAACGCCACCGCGTCCATTGGCATGGTTGCCCAAACCGGCGGCACGGCCATGATTGCCGCGCTTGCGGCGGGCAACTCCGGGACGCTTATCATCGGACCCGAGGGGACGGCAAGCGGAAAGCCGAAGATCACTTTCCCAAGTTTCTCGAACGGAGCGCAGTTTACCTACCCCTATGCTGGTACGGTGGAATTTACCTGCTCGTTCACCGAGACCGCCGCCTATACCGAAGGCTCGTATTAGCAGAAAGGCTGATGGATGGCTACGACTGTAACTTTGTCAAAGCGCTCTGGTGAGCGCGTTATTACGATTGACCTGTACCAGATTGCCCACACCGAATGGGTGTCGTTATGGGAAGATAAAACGCCGCTCCAAACCAAGCATGAAATTGTTGCGCGGGTATCTGGCTTGACGGCTGATGAACTTATCGCCCTGCCGCAGGGTGACTACATGCGTATTGTGCGCGGCCTGACGAAAGCCAACGCAAACCCGCTCGATGACCCTTCCTGAGCCGGGGCGTCTACATGGGGCTAATCGGGGGCGATAAAATTCCCTGGGCATACTATCGATGGGAAATCGCCCGCGAGTTCGGCTGGACGCTGGACTATGTAGACGCCCTGACGCTTGGCAATTTGCAGGAGTATTTCCAGGTGCGCGACGGCATAGCGAAAGCGCGCGGGAGTTTGCTAAATAAACCCCCGCAAAGGAAACAATGAGTCAACAGATAGCCGAGTTTTACGCCAAATTTACTGCCGACACAAGCGGATTGCAATCCGGGCTAAAGGCTGGCAAGGCGGAAGCAGCCGGATTTAGTAATTCGCTTGTCCAACTCGGCAAAAGCGTTGCGGGGCCATTGCTGGGTATTGCGACCCTGTCTGGGGCCGTTAGCGGGCTTGTAAAAATCACGCGCGAATCGATTGACGCGTTTGTGAATTATGCCAATGAAGTTCGTACATTTTCGCAGGTCACGGGACAGTCGGCGGAGGAAGTAAGCCGTCTAATCCAGTTC